TGATGATGATGTTTTCATGTCAAAACTTTTTGAATGATCATTGACGATCGAATATTTTCGGGCGTATGCGCGCCTCCCTAACGGGTAAATCTGCACACACCTCGGCATTTTGATAGTGGCTATTAGAAGGTTAGCCGAACCTTTGTTATTATAGTTTGAGATGACTGGTTATCTCTTAACACACCCCCCCCCCTGTTGGAACACTTTGGTGTTGGATAAAAATTACTTTTTCTCTGTAGGGGATGAGTTCGCGAAGTGAAGTAAGCTTCGTAGTATGTTTTATGTTCTTTGAGTAGGTCACTGCGAAATTGAATCGCACCCCAGTTGGTAAGACGTCTTGTTAATGAACAGACGCATTCCATTGAACGCCGAAATATACACCTCATCATACTGAATTGTTATATATTGTAATTGCTAGAAATAGCCCCTTGGTTCCGTGCATTACCAGTGTACGCTCCCTGCAACGGAGTCCGAATACCAGGGTTTTGAGATAGTATCAATAAGCCTTCGGGCTGTATATTTCAATTTAATTGTAATTTGGAAAACTATTTATTTTTAAATCCGCCTCATTTTAATTCACGATACGCAAAACTTTGCTGCTGAGACTTTCTCGCGGCCATGAATAATTCTTTTAAGAGGGAAGTATCGGAAAGTTGCAAAATCGTGAAGCCAGGCTGTGCCGGCACCCCCAATGACTCAATTGCTAAAGTCGCTAATCCTAATGTAAAGGAAATTGGGCAACAACAACCTTGGATCAAAGTCACCAAACGACCGTGGCGTCAATCCACCAAAGATGATTCTCAATTTCATTCTGATAATGTTATTTATGAGAGTTATCAACAAGATGTTCAACCATGTAAAGAAGAGCATCAACCATCTTATCGTTTCAATGTCAAGGAGACGAAGAAGAGAACATATCGACAAATGCGCCATAAACGCTCTAAGTCGAATTCTGTATATAAACCAAATGCTGAAGACGAACCTAAAAGAGGTTCCTATAATTGTTCGTTATGTGGAGAATGTAAGAAAAATCATATCTGTGTATTTAAAATTGTAAAAGTAACAAAAATGTATAAATGTATTCATCTAAATAAACGTGCTCGATGTGAGTATAAATGTCAGTATTGTGGAGATTATAAACAAAATCATACATGTGTTCCTAGATATGAAAAACGATCAGAAGAAGAAATGCTTTTAGCGCAAGAATTTAGAGATCTATGTGAGAAACATGATACCATGAAGTTGTTCAGGCAGTTCAACAGTAAAATATGGTTTGAAGGAGAACTTGAACGTCTGGTGGAGTGTCTACGTACACGCGAGAGTTTTCAACCAAATGCTACTCCAGATGTCATTCAATATGAGGAGTTGACTCGAGAGTTGACTGGAGTTCCAACTGTTGAAGAGGAATTGGCAAACGATCCCCTAGGATCTGATTGGTCTGACTCTTTTTCTGCTACACAATCTTTGGTTGAAAGTATATCCAGTACTGTCTCAACACATGAACTCTTCGATAAAGCCAGTTTAGATTGGGTTTCACACATCGAGAATTTAATGTTGTACGCTCATAGCCTTTACCATTGCGATAGCTTTGGAGACGTAGTGCTTGAAACGACTAAATTCATGAAAATGTGCACACACCAATCGATAGTTCAGACTGTACTTGGAGTCATGGATACTTTGGGTTCTGATAACTTCAGACCTTGCGCGCCGGACGATGTTCCTAAGGAACCTGAGCGTTCTAACAAACTTGAGAATTTGCGCAGTAATTGGAAACTTTTCAAGACCAATACTATCTTTAAAAAGTTTTCATTTCTATTGTCTGCTGCTTTGTCTGTGTTTGCATGTGAAAAGAAAGGTATCGAATGGAATCTGTACGGCATCGAAATTCTTTCTGTGAAAGCATTCGAAAAACAGGTTAATGCTATTGACCTTTTGGATGCCATCATAGAGACTACAACATGGATGTTCAAGACCGGTGTCATGGTGATAAAGGAAAAGTCACTCTACCCCATTTTGTATTCCAATGACAACATGGTCAAATTCAACAAGGAATGCGATTATGTATTCGCCCATATTGATTCAGTGGTAGCTGGAAACTACACGGGTGATGTACAGGAATTTGAGAGAAAGGTAGATGAGTGTCTAGTCGGGATTCAACGACTCCGAGATTGTAAAACGGAAGGTCCTACTGTTTCTTGGTTGCAAGACCGTTTCACTCGCTTGGTTGATGTAAAGCAAAAGTTGATCAGCCAACACAAGAGTGCTACTCAACGGTTTTTCCCTATAGGTTTCGCCATCACTGGAGATTCTCAGATTGGAAAAACTGGTCTTGCGGGTCTCGTTACCCATACAGCTTTGGGTTCCATGGGCTTTTCCACTGCGAAGAAGTTTCAACGAACGAGAAACTGGAATCAAGCTCACGATTCAGAGGTGAAATCAGACATTCTTGCTTTTCTTTACGACGAAATTGGTGCCGCGAAAGCGCAGTTTGTCAGTCGTTCGGAAGCTGCTGCTTTTGTACAAGAGATGAATGGTGTTCCTCTGTGTGCAAACATGGCTGATCTTTCTTCTAAAGGAAATATTTTCTTCAATCACAAGGTTGGAGTTGCTACTTCGAATTTCTATGATCTCAACTTTTCTCAATACACGGACTATCCTGCCGCTGCTTTGAATCGTCTGATTTTTATGCGTGTGGAAGTCCGAGAAAAGTATCGTGCTCCTGGAACTTTGAGTCTCAACACCGATCATCCTGATTTTGAAGGGAAATCCTATGGAGAGGTTGATGCGTGGAATATCAAATTGGAGAAGGTTTATCTGTATAAAACGTCTAGCGGAGAAACTCGTCACCGCTTTGCACCATTCAAAGTCAAAGTTGATGGTACTGAGTTGAGTACAGAGAATCTGAATATCATTACCACTCTAAAGATGATTTCCATATTGTCTAAGGCACATAAGAAGCGTCAAGAAAAGATCCTAGAATCTGCTGGTTTCCTAGACAAACAAGGGACTTGTGGATGCTGTGGTATTCCAAGTTATCTGTGTCCAAGCAAAGATGTTTCGAAGGACTCATTTAGACCCTGTGCGCTCGATTTTCTGAAAGAGGCCATTGTTGATTCGGCTACTTCAGGTGTTAAAACTGCTGTCAGCAATATTATTGCACCTGCTCAGTGGTGGAATTTTATCATTGGGTATGCACCTCTTAAGAAATACACTTCTCATCAGTTGTCGTCAGCTATGGAAGGATTGGTGTATGAGGTTGCGGGAAAAGCTCTAGCGAGAATTGTTCCTCATTGGATACATGACAGTCACTACTATCAAGTTCTCGTAAACAAGTGGCAGAAAACAGCTGCTATGCACGACGTCACACGCCATTTCCAGATAGCTGCAATCATTGTACTTTACATGACTTATGCATACTGGAATGACCGCACTTATGTTTCATTGTTCGCAAGCTGTTTCTTTTCTTTCATTGCTATCTTTGGAGCTTGGTTTGCCTACAACATGCGTCTTGCTGCGATCCGTAGGGAATACTGTCGTCACCAGGAGGCTCTCCCCAACTATGTCGAGATGCAATACAAGTGGCAGATAGGAACATCAGTTGCTGTTGCTGGAACCGTGTTACTGGTCAAATCACTCAACATGTGGAACAAGCATCGCCTGAAGCCAAACTCGTCTGAGGAGAAACCTAAAGAAGAAACAATTGATCAGGATAAGTCGCCAGGTTGGATGGGCTTTGTAATGCAATCTCTAGGTCTACAGGTGAAGACAGATCCATTGGCCAAATACAGAAGCACCCAAGACATGATCTCAGCTTTTGAGAAGAATAATCTCTTTTGGTGTGATGTTGACAAAGGAAATGTTATGACTAGTTGCAATGCTTTCTTTCCTCAAACACAAGTGTGCCTAATGCCAGAACACATCTTGCACTTGAATGGAGACATGACTCAACCTAAACTGGACACCGTAATTATGTGTGTAGATCGCCACGATAGAAGTGGTAGTAAGATTAAGTTCAAGGTTGATAAAACTTGTTATGTTAAAATTCCAGGTGTCGATATGGTCATGATATATGTGCCACGATGTCCCTCTTTAGCTCCGCGTTATCAATGGTTACCTCAAAGTTTGCCTGTTGGTAGTTGTCCGGCTCATCTTCTTGCTAGGATTCGATCTGGTGGCGATGTTCACTACTATGATGATAAAATCCATGTAGAATTTGGGGTGACCGGGCACACTTACGGTACCTTCTATGGAGGTCAGTATGATTCTGACTTGTCCATCGTTGGAGCTTGTATGGGTCTTGTTGTTCCTGACACCAAAACTCCTTCTATCCTAGGATTTCATATTGGAGGTAAGAAGGGTAAGAACAAAGATGACAGGAGAAAAGGAGCTATGCAAACACTGACGCGAGAAATGTATGACGAAGCTCTGCAGCGTTTGTGTCAACTTCCCCATGTACATATTTCAGCTGACAAAGGTGAAATTCCCAAATATCAGTTAGGTGAAAGAGTGTTGGATTCGGAGGGAATCCATCCCAATTCCATGACCGCACGTTTGACCAAGGAAGCAAGTCTA